GTGCATCCTTAGTGGTTTTTATACGTTGAGGCTTTTGAGCGGGTCATGGTCCCTTCCCCTTATTAGGGGTTTGGCTGTGCCGCCTTTCTGCGTACTCGCAATAGCGTTCCCGATAACCGCTTTCAGGCGGTACACGAGAGGGTTAGGGCGAAGTTCATCTCTAAGCTCGGTGACCAGTCCATCTGGGCTGTCAACCTTGCTGAGAGACAGCAGGCAATTGGCATGATTGCGAAGAGAGCCTCCCAGCTCCTCCGTGCCGTCAAGCAAGTAAAAAGGCTTGAGTTTCGCAAGGCAGCTAAAACGTTAGGCATAACCATGCCTAAGGGTTTTTCACGGAAAAAGCAGTTCTCCTCCAATTGGTTGGAGTTCCACTTCGGGTGGGCTCCTCTATTTGGAGATATCGGAGCCGCTGTGAAGACCCTGCAGGACCCCCTTCCGAATCGCAAGATTCGGATGGGTAGCACTGACTCATTTCAGGTGCGCACCGGACCTTATCCGCAGCAGCCCAACCCTGGGTTTGCCAACGAGATGGAATGGTGGACGGTTTCTGTTCGTTCGGGTTGCAGGCTTGTCCTGACTAACCCCGACCTCTATTTAGCTAATCAACTGGGCTTTACGAACCCAGCGACGGTTGCATGGGAGTTAGTCCCATACAGCTTCATTGTTGACTGGTTTATCCCAATCGGGGAGTTCCTCTCGGCGATGACGGCTACTCTTGGTTTGGAGATTGTTGATGGTTGGTATTCTCATCGAATATTTTACCAAAGGCATCGTCTCTCGACCTCGATAGACAACATCCCGTTGAACTATTTCGGCTGGAGTATTACCTGTCTCCGTGAGGTAGGGGCGATTTCACCCTTCCCGTCACTTAGGCCCCACGTCGGTTTTTCCCCGACGCGAGCGTTGACTGCTGTCACGCTTCTCATCCAACATCTGAAGTAGAGATACTTCATCACAATTGAAAGAGAGTTCCTTATGCCCTCGATGGCCGACATCACCGTGAAAAAGAATGACGGCACAACCGACGTCACGTACACCAAGAAGGTTGCTTCTGGTGGTGACAAGTCGCCGGCTGTGTGGCGGTCTGATTCTGTCGGAACCGCTCCCGCATTCCGCCCCGAGTTCACTGCCACGTCCCAGGCGAACGGCACCAAAACCGCTCGCCGCGTGCTGACTCGTTACGTCTACCCAGGCACCGTCACCGATGCCTCGGGCCAGACCAGTGTCAACAACCGGCTGATCATTGAGGTCAGCGCCGTTGTGCCGCAAGGCATGGACGACGACGACATCAACGAAGGCGTTTCCCAGGGTTTGAACCTGAACGCCTCCGCTTTGATCAAGAGCACGTTGAAGGAAGGCTTTGCGCCTGCCTAAAACCACTCAGCGGCCTCTCTGAGGTCCGCGCTACCCCTTCGGGGTGAAAGGTTAGACACTATGACGATTCCACGCGATGTGGCTCGTACTGTCCTTTACTTGTGTAAGGACGCGAATACTCCTCGATCTCTTGCGGTTAAACTGCTTGTTGAAAACGAGGAGTGGGACCAGCTCGTTGCTTTGACGACAAGTCCGTCGCATTACCGTAGTAGCAATGCTTATTTCCGCGATAACCTAGTAACAGAGTTACTGCGGAAGTGCCGGGGGCTCCCGATCGCTACTGACCTTCGAGGTCAGGCGGTTAAGAGTTTCTGGTCATCGGAGCATGCGTGTTACCGTAGTAACGAACGCTTAACACCCTACCTCTTCGGTGCTTGCGCCGAGGGGGTTTCTGGGCGTGTCTGGGAGGTCCTCTCCTTGGCGCGTAAATATGTTAGCTACGTTCTTGGTGCGTGTCCGAGCTCCCTCTCAGAGGGGCGGTTCGGGCCGGGTGCGACTTTCGCTGACCGGGGAAAGCTTTCCACGGTGCCAGACAAAATGTCTTCAACTCCTACCCTGACGAGTAAGAGCTTCGGCGCCATACCCTCGTGGTCGTGTACCGCGTGGGGCCGAGCTGTCTCTGAAAGTTTAGGTCTTCTCCAGGAGGTCCGCGGGAACCGTTTCACAACGGTCCCAAAAGACTCTTCGAAGGACCGCGGTATTGCCGTGGAACCCTCGATTAACGTCTACTACCAGCTTGCTATCGGCAGAGAGATCCGCCGGCGCTTGCTTCGAGTAGGTATTGATTTGGAGAACGGGCAGGACATCCATCGGACAAAGGCTCGCGAGAGCTCTGCGTCCGGTCGTCTTGCCACGATTGACCTTTCCAATGCGAGTGATACCCTTTGCAGCACTTTAGTCAAGTTGCTGCTCCCCGAGTCATGGTTCCGGTTACTTGATAGTTTCCGCAGCCCATTCACCTCCCTCGACGGAAGGTGGGTGCGACTCGAGAAGTTCTCTTCTATGGGTAATGGGTATACGTTCGAACTGGAGACTTTAGTGTTTCTTGCACTAAGTTTTTCAGTTTTGGCCTTAGGCGGTCATCTTCCACAAGAGGGTGATAACCTTTTAGTCTACGGTGACGATATTCTCGTCCCGTCGGCCGGCTTCTCGGACGTGCTAGGGGTCCTTTCTTTCTGTGGGTTCACTCCGAATCCGCGCAAATCCTTCGGGGTTGGCGCTTTCAGAGAGAGTTGTGGCGGGGACTACTTTGATGGGCGGCCGGTTAGGGCGTTCTATCTGAAGGAGTTCCCTGATGAGCCACACAAATGGATCTCGTATGCAAACGGCGTTCGCCGCGTTGTGGCGGAGCACTTGGGCCTTCGGCCTGATGATGCTCTTAGCCTCAGCGTTTGGTGGGCTATCCTCGATAACCTACCAGCTCACATTCGGGCCCTCCGGGGCCCAAGTGAGCTTGGGGATCTCGTTATTCACGACATCCCCGAGCGAACGAGGCCAGTCTCACTCGATAGGACACGGCGCCGTCCACGAGTTCTGGGGAGTTACTCCCCGGTTCTCGGCGACGGCATCCGATACTATCGATGCTGGTCTCCCGTCTCACACAGAGTTGTGGAATGGAAACATTTCCGACCCAGTGTGGTGCTCGCGAC